TTGGCGTGGGCGATGGAGACGCCGCTGGTGATGGCCTCGTTGAACCAGGTGTGGATCTCGCCGGAGGCGCTTTGCAGGGTGATGGTGACCGTGCGGTTGGCCTCGGAGGCGTGAGGCGTGGTCAAGGTGGCCGGCGTGACCACGAAGATCATGTCGGTATTGGCCGCCTTCTTCAGCATGTAAATGTCGTAGTAGACGAAGCCGGCCGCCAGGTAGTTGTCTATGAGGGCAACCGGGGCGTTGACGTGCCCCTGGGCGTCCGGGTAATTCGGAGTCCCGTTCTTATCGATGAACTGCGATACTCCGGCCGGGGCCTTCATGACGATGGTGGCGGTTTGGGCGTTCGCCAGCGAACCCGCCAGCAACAAGGCTAAACAGAGAGCTAACGAGACTAATCTTTTCATGGGTTTTCTCCTTTGATTTTGATGGTAGGGGCGGCAGCTACGAAAAAGCCGCCCAGGGCGGGTAAAACCCGCCCCTACAGTCCGAAGGGCTTTGTCTGCCTGCCCTCCCAGTTGGCCCCCATTTCCACGCACTCGCTTTCGAGATGGATGGCGATGATTTCCGGAATCAGGTGGCGTTTATTCCTGGGCCACTGATAGGCAAACAGCATATCGCTCCGGGCCGCGGTGGTATGGTACTCGGGATAATGAGCCACCCCCGAGCCCCTGGGATTCCATAATTGAAAATAGCCGATGGGCACGTAGCCGTCCCAGTCCAGTTTGGCAATGCGGACTGCCAGGGGAAAGGGCCGGGGATGGACGAAGATCTCCCATTCGTGCTGGAGCGGCGGCGCGCCCAGAAACTTGATCCAATCGGTAAAACTTTTGCACTCCATGCGGTCGATGCCGTAAAGGCACGCCGGGTTTAGGGAAATGCGCTGCAAGATGCTCCGGGTCCGGGGCGGCAGGTAGATATCGGCGTCCAGGTGCGCCACCCAGCCGTCTTTTTGTAAAAGCGACAGGCCGTAATTGATGCCCTTGGCCTTGTTGAAGGCGTCGTCATTGCGGTGCCAATCGTAGGTGGGATAGCATTCCACATGGTAATAGGCGCAGATGAGTTGCGTAAGCTTATCGTCGGGCCGCGTGATCACCACCATGCGGTTGAATTGCTGCTTATTGGCCGGCAGCGTCCAGGCCAGGTAATCGCCGTAATGGACGCAGGTGACCACCGCCTCGATTTTGAGGTCCGCAGGGGGCGGGGTGGGTCCCGGCTCAGGGCTTGGATATTCTTTATTCATCACGGATTCCTTGTAGGGGCGGGTTCTACCCGCCCCGGGCGGCTTTTTTGTAGCTGCCGCCCCTACGATTAATCTACTCCTTCAATCCCCTCGGGCAAAAAATCGCACGTGCAATTAGGGTGCGCCGGGGGCGCCTCGTCGCCCGAGGAAAAATCCTGATCCAGGGGAATAACGCCTTCGGCGGCGTTGTCGTCGCACTCATCATCGGCCGGGTGTTCCGATCCGAGGAGCCACGACTTCCCGCTCACCAGGGCCGAGTTTTTATAGGCCGCCAGGTTGCCCTGGCAATCGGCCCGGATGGTCTCGGTGCGGGCGATCATCTCGGCCCGGGCGTCGGAAAAGCCGTGGTTTTCCTGGAGGGCGTCGGCTAGCTTTTTGGTGCTCCAACCCTCTTCCTGCGCCTGGACCACGGCTGACCGGATCATGTCCCGGGTGTCGTCCTCCAGCTTGGTGATCAGGTCCGCGGCGTGCTCCTGGGCCCAGGTCACCGCCTGGGTGTTGACCAGGTCGGTGATCCCGGCCGGGGCCTCGTAATCAATCTGCACGAAGGCGGCATAGCCGCCCTGCTGGGCCGCCTTGGCCAGGAGGGCCGCCACTTGCTCCCGGGTGGCCTCGATGCCGGTCAGCTCCATTTCGGCCAGGAGCTTGTTAATTTTTGCCTCATCATCCGCGGCCTTGGCGTAGGGGCGGCTTCTACCCGCCCCCGGGCCTGTAGGGGCGGGTTCTACCCGCCCCGGGCGGCTGGAAGCCGCCCCTACAGCCGCCCCTACAGCCTTTTTGAGCCCCAGGCCCTTCCCGAGCTGCGCCGCGGCGCTCCGGGCGTCGGCCTTCAGGGCCTTGGCCATCAGCTCTTTGAGGGCGTCCCGGATCTCGACGATCTCCGGGCGGTCGCGGTCAATGGGGGTGATCTTCATTTTTTTTTTACGTTTGACCTTCGCCAGTTTGGCGGGATGCGCTTCGCTTTCCCGCCCTACGCTTTCCCGCCCTATGGTTTGCTTGGCCAGTTTTTGGGGCGGCGGTTTGGCGGACGACCCTGGCGAAGAGTTCCGCTCCGCCGCCCCGGGGGTGTCTGGCCCTCCCCCCTGGTCAGGATTATCTTGATTATCCGGCTCCGGCTGCGGTTCCGGCTCCTTGCCGATCTCGCTCACGAGCACCGCGCCGCTGCCGGGGATGATGATGAAATCCGGGGTGCCGTCGTCCTCCAGGCCCCGGGCCTCCCGGATCTCGCTCCTAAGGCGGATGCCGTTGCGCACGTCCAGGTCGTCAATGGTGGCCTGCATCTGGGGGTCGATGGCCGTGTCCTGCTCCCAGGCGAACTTCACCTGGTCGAAGCCGTTCCCCTGGATGGCGTAGTTGATGAAGTCGGCCATCCATTCCATCAGGGGCGCCAGGCCTTCGGAGAGCGCCGCCTCCTGCGCGGTCTCCGCGGTGGCCCGATTGATGGTCTGCACGAAGGGCTGCGGCGACACCGAAAAGGCGTAGCGCACCACCCGGGCAAACCATTCGTCGATGGGGGACTTCAGGTCCCCCTCCTTCATCAGGTGCGGGGTCATGCCGTGGGGCACCCATTTGCCCCGGCGCCGCTGGGCGGTGTTGCCCGCGTGCAGGGCGTCCCAGTATTGCTGAAACTCGGCGATCTGGGCGGTGGACCAGTTCTCCGGCACCTCCAGGAGGGCGTCGGGCAGGTTGCCGTCGGTGTAGTATTGCAGGAGGTGCATCTGGCGCCGCAGGATGATGTTGGTGATGATGATCACCTGCTCCACCGGCGAGAAACCGTAGAGGCGCCAGGATAAAAGGTTGCGGGGATAGTAGAGCAGCTCCTCCCGGGTGTAGTCGGTGGCCGGCAGGCCCTTGATGATCTGCTGGTAGGCCGGGTCCGGAGGCAGCGGGGTGCGCCCCCATTCGTCGATGACCCGGCGGATGGTGGCGCCGTCCACCACCTCCAGGCTATAGAGGCCGCCGCCTTTGGTGCGCCTCGGGTAGATGGTGGCCGCGTCGATCACCAGCATGTCCTCTAACAGCATCCGCATCCAGGCGTTGAAGGAGTGCAGGCCGTCGGGGCGGCGCAAAAGGGCGGTGGCCGCTTTGGCCTGGGCCTCGGCCTCCGGAGAGGCCTTTTTGCTTTTTGACTTTGAACCTTGAACTTTGAACTTTGAACTATCCTCCAGGGGCGAGACGATCCACTCCATCTTGGCGATCTGGTCCTTGCGGGTCTCGATCACCAGGCGCACCAGGTCGCAGTTTTGGGCCAGGTTGCGCAGATCCAAGAAACTTACCGGAAGGTCCCCCCGGGGGGTGACCAGCAGGTTGTAGCCCACCGGGTAGTCGAACTGGCGGCCCGCGGCTTCAGGCGGCGCCAGAGGGGGCAGCGGCCAGCCGGGACCGAAGAAGTCTTTGCTCGGGTCCGGCTGCCCCGGCGCGCTCCCGGTGCCGGTGGGCGTAAAGCGCCTACCCGCGGCCCATTGGGCGGCGCTGATGATCTCCGGGGTCAGCGGTATGTGTTTAGGGTCGGCTGCCATTGTTTAGTTACCAATTACCAGTGATCAGTGACCATTAACCAAGGGGGAAAAGGGGAAGAGGGAAAATGCTTCTGGGGGAAAAGGGGAAAAGGGAAAATGGGGAAAAGGAAAAGCAAAACCTTTTATCCCTTTACCCTTTTACCCTCTTACCCCCTTACTCTTATACCCTTTTACCCCTCCTTAATATTCTCAGCCGTGCAAACGGCGCTCCTCAGCCGCCATGTTGTCAAACTCCCCTTTGTAATAATCGAAGATCCCCATGCCGGCGCCGCCCTCCAGGAGCCCCACTGCGCCTTCCAGGGCGTCGGGGCCGTCGTCGTGGACCGTTTTGGCCGGGAAGTAGAGGAGCTGCTCCAGGAGCAGGTCCTGATTACCCTGGCCCCGGCAGAAGCGGATCTGGCCCCGCTCCACTAAGGGGCTCAGCCGGGAGATCCGGGCTTCTTTGGAGACCCGGGCGGGCACCGGCTGCAGGGGCAGGATTACCTTCCTCTCCTTTTCCAGCCGTTGGAATTCATTGATTAGCAGCCTCTGGAAAAGGACGTCCTCCACGCCGAAGCGCCAGTAATGCCACTGCTCATGGCGGATGAAGGCGGCGCGCAGCGCCTCGTCAAGACTATTCCGGCGAATATAGGCATCCAGGACGTAGAAAATCATCTCCTTCCGGTCCAGGCCCACGGTGATCACGGCCTTGTAGTCGGCGCTCTCGCCGATCGCCAGGGCCGGGTCGAAATAGCCGGCCACCATCAGGTCCTTGCCGGTGAGTTCCTGTGGATGGTAATAGATGAACCACCCCTCCTGGAAGACCCCTTCTTCATCCAGGGGGTTATTCTGCTTCTCCCGGTTGAAGGCCAGCGACCCCATGAGGCGTTTTTGCTCCAGGAGCGTGGCCACCGGGTGGC